CTTCGATATGGTCTTTTAAAGGTGCTTTTAAATGTCCTTTATATTCGCCTTCCTGATAAACGTTACCACTTCGACCGCTTTCACTATTCGGGTGCGTGTTTATGTAAATTGTAACTCCGAACTTATTGCAGAAATCACGGCAAGTGTTTAAAAAATTGTAGTTGCTTTGAAAATCCATTTGCCTATCTAACCCGGTAAATGGGTCAATTAATGCTACATTGCATTCGCTTTCTTCAAACAACTTCAATAATTCATTTGGTTTATATAATTCCTTATTGCTTATGAATTTAAATTGTTGTTCAAGTATCATTGTTCCTGTAGTTATTTGTTGGTAGGTTAAATCTTTGAATTTTATTCCGTAATACATTTGTAGTAAATCACGAAGTATTGTAGCTTTTTTATTTTCACCGCTCCAAATGCAAAACTTCAAATCGTGTTTAAGTGCCAACGTTAAGAAATACCAATTTATCCAATAGGTTTTACCTACGTTATCGTGTCCGAGAATGATGTTTAGTTGATTAGGTTTAAAACGAATATACTCATCTAAATCGCAATCAATTTTTAATCCGTCTTTTATTTTACCGTCTTTATAGTCAAGTAAATATTGTAAGCAGTCGCCTTCTTTTGTTATCATTGTTTAGGTTTTAAGAATCCGAGTTTAATTGCTTTTAGTTCTTCAGGTGCAATACCTTCGGTTTCATATTGTTTAGGATTTCTACTATGCCACGTTGACAATCTTTGTTTAATACCGAATGTTTTTTCCTTTTCAAATCTAAGTTTTTTATCCTTTTCACCGTGTTCACTCCAGTAATTAAAAAAGTCACGTAACATTTGTTTTGGATATTCTTCAACATATTCAGTAATAGCGTCGTAAAATTTTATTTTACGTTCTTCTATACTTTCTATTACTTTATCTTTTACTTTAACTATATCTTTATCTATTACGGCATTTTTGGTATCCACTTGCATACGTTCGGATGCGGTCGCATTCCATCGCTTACGTGCGTTTTCTTGGTTCTTCACTCGTATATCTTCGTATTTTTGTAAGTCACGTTTCAAAGTTTGTTTAATTGGTTCGAACGCTATTTCAGTAATTATATCTTCTGCTATTGGTTCTTGGTCATTAACATACTTTAAAATATGTTTAAATAATTTACCTGCTTGTTCATCTGATAACTTTTCTATAGTGTGAATTATATCACAATATAAAATAAATCCTTTTTTTTCTTTTGCCATTTGTTGTTGTATTAAAATAAAAAAACCCCTTCAAATCCACTGGAGTCTCACGTCAGTTTCATTGAAAGGGTAAATAATTCCTTTTCGGTTAACTATGTTTGAGACTCTAACCGATTACAAATATACAAACTATTTTTTAATCTTCTTCAAAATTCTTATAAAAATTTCTTTCTATATTAACACGGATTCTCCACCGCTTAATTTTACGATAGTCAATCTTTTGCTTACCATTGTAAAGTTTAAATACTCTCATTACCAAAATTTCATTATAAAGTGAATAACTAAATACCAAAATAAACCACCTACAAAAACGTAGAAGAAGCAGCCTAAATAATTTCTCATAGCTTTTCTAATTGGGTTACTGCTTCTTTTAAAAACTTAATTCGTGCTAACGTAGTTGTTTCCTGAATACGTTGATGACAAGTAAATATAGCGCAATTTCTTGCTACTCGGTAGTCTTTTATTTCAAGTCCTATGTAGAACTTGTCTACTAATTCTATTGCAAATTCTTTAGGTGTCATACTTTAGATTTTACTATTACTTCATTATGGTTAATTACTTTAAAACTTCGTGTGCGTTCGTATTTCTGCATAAACTGAAGACTCATTTTATTATAAACATCCTCGTGATATTCTTTGCCTTGTAAAAGCAATTCCTTTAAACGTTCTATTTGCTGCAATAAGACGGATTCATTTGTCCATTCAAAAACCGCTGTAACTTCTTTTGCTTTCATTCTATTCTGATTTAAAGGTTTCGTTGTAATATTTTTCAAATTCATTTTCGTTTTCTTCTTTTAAATCTTCATTCCAATCTACATTAAGTTCCCAATTCCAAGTATCGCGATAAGCAAACCCTTGTTTATATGAATCTTTTATCTGTTCTTTCTCCATTTCTTTGGCTTGTTCTATTAGTTCAATTAAAATTTCCCCTTGTGTTTGAATAATAATAGTATCGTGTGGATTTCTCCTTGTAATTCTATTTGTTATTTCATTTCCTAACCATTCTACTGCTGTTTTCATAATTTTATTCTTTTATGTTTTCCTGTTCTTAATATATCTTCTTCTTTGATTCCGTGTTTTTGTGCGTACTTCAAAACGTATTCTTCGCAATACTCTAACACGGATGAACTATAAAGATGCTTATCGTTAATACTTACCGCATAACTAAGGTAAGTTCTATCCTTATACGTTTGAGTTATTTTTCTAATCCACCTATATTTCATATTAATGTTTTTACATATTCATAAATTTCGTAGGTTTCATTTTCTGCCCAAGTGATTATTTCTTCTTCTTTTTCCATATCGTAATTAAACCTGAATAACGACTGATGACAAAGTTCGTGCATAATTAAACCCGTTGTTTTAACCTCATCCGTGCATCGTGACAAGTTAATAAACACGAATCGCTTATCCTTTTCGCCATACTCATTATTTACCTTAGGAATGAAGTTACACCACCCGGCAATATAAGAACTTTGTTTCGTGTTTTGATGCAATCTACAATCCGTTATATTTAACCCGTGCATTTCTTTTACATTGAAATAATAAAACACTTCGCAAGGGTCAGCACTCAACAACAAAGTATAACCATCTCTATTTTTTACCCACATAGTTCCAAGTTTTATCGTTATCATTCCAACGTAATGTTCGTGCTTTTGCGTGACAAACCTTCATATAATGGTCAATATTCAATCGTCCTGTATTATTCTTCTTTTGCTCCAACCAATAATCAATTATTTCAATCAAAGTTGGTTTCGCTTTTTTAGCCGTTCTCATCGCATTAAAATTAAAAGTGAATACAATCCTACCAAAGTAACAATAAGTAGCGGGAAAAAGCCTAAAAAGCACTTTAAAACGTCTTTATGCTCTTCAGTTCGTGGTGTAACTTGGTCTAACAAGTCTAAAAAGTAATTTTTCATAATAAATAAATTGTTAATGTGCGTTACGGATGCGCACCCCCCGTTATGTTATTTAATGTTCCCAATTAATAATAATTGATTCACATACACCAAAACGATAAGTAATAATGTCCATAATTCTTTGATGCATTTCAGTTCTTGTTTCATTTTCAAAGTTGTAAAACATTCCTATTGATTTTCCATTTACTTTTACTATTGCTTTCATAATTTCTAATTTTTAATTGTTAAAGCGAAATTAGTTATTCTTTTTAATATAACAAGTTTTTTTTCAGTTTTTTTTAAAATATTTTTTCTAAAACTAAAAAACCCCTACCGAAGTAAGGGTTCTCGTTAACAATTAAACCTATCAATTATGAAGAAATCAGGTACAAATATAGTTACTTTAATCTTCTCAGCAATACTTTTTTAATAATATTGCCTACAAATTTTAAAAGACCGCCTTGTGCGTCAACTTTCACCTCAACGTTGTCAGCGGTCTTATTAACTTCGACATCCAGTTTTTTAGAATCGTAGTTTACTTTTAAATCTCCGTCTTTACGTTCAACATTTACATCTATATTTTCCGTATCAACATTTACGTTTAAATTTTTCTTTGCCATTTTATTGTTCGTTTGTTGTTATTACTCCTTTAGCTTCTAAAAATACTTTTCTAACGCCAGCAGGTTGCGCTATCTTCCACAATGTTCTTCGTGCTTTAAATAATCGTGTTTTTGCGATTCGTGAAACACTAACTGCATTTCCCTGATTGCCACCTAAAACGTGAAAATGCGTTTCGTCTTCACCTACATATATTCCAACGTGTCCACCGCCATTTCGCTTGAATGTCAATACATCGCCTAACATTGGTTCTTTAGCTTCAAAACCCCAATTAGCCCACGATAACGCCCAAAGTGGTTTATCTACTACTTCTAATGCTGCCATTTTACAGCAATAAGCTATAAATAAACCACACCAAGGTATTTCGTCTGAATTATAAACACTTGCTAATTTTAGTTCACGGGCCCAACCTAAGATAACAGGATTGTGTTCTTTTCCTACAATCTCTTTAACTCCAAGTTGTTTAACAGCTTGAACTAAAATTCTCGGTGCTTTTTCTTCTTTTAACCAATCGTAGTTCATTCAATCTCTATTAATTCATCTTTTGGTACAACAGCAAAATGAGTAGTGTCAATAATTTGTCTTGTAGCCACATTTTTATCTTTACCATAACAAGCGTATAAACGTGCTTTTAAATCTTGTACTTCCGTATGCGTGTAAAATAACCATAAGGCTAAAACTCCAGTAGCTCCGTGTTTTTTTATAGTTTGTAAAAACTTGTCAATAGGTAACATTAGATTTCGTATTTTGGAAGTTCTACATTATTTACCCAATCAATAATATTTTGGTCGTTCCAATCTTCCGTGTACGTGTACCCGTAAAAATCGATTCCAAAAATTGCAGAAGGGGTAGTTAACAAAACGTTTGCACTGCATACTTTGTTAATAATATCATCAGTTACAATTGTAACCGTTACGGTTGGATTAATAATCTCAACATTAAATTGTGGGAATTTATAAGTCGCCATTTTTTATTTTTATTTTAAGTTAGTGTTGTTCCTGTTACGGTGAATGTTCTTACTCTGAAATAGGTCATATTTGCTGTTGTTACCTTTGTTGCTTGTGATGTCATCCCGACATTATTAAATGTATAAGCTGATGTTGTTGAACTTAACAAAGTATTTGCACTCCAATATATTCTGCCTGTTTGTGATAAATTAATAGGTGAATAATTCAAAAAATTATCTTGATTATTAGCGTAATTAATTAAATTAAATATCTCTTTCATATTAGGCAATCTCCAACCACTTGTGTAAGTTCCAACTGAATAAGAAAGTGAATCGTCAATTGCAGTATTCCAACTTTGACCAGTTGCAATTGCTACTCGTGAAATTCCTAAAACAGTTGAACCGTCATAAGTTGACCAATCAATCACAATATTATTTGTATAGGTTTGTGTTCCTAATTCAGAAGTAAATCTATTCGTATTTCCAAATGGATTGTTACTTGCTAATGTTGTAAAGTTAGTTGCCCTACCAGCTTCTAAGTCTCCATCGTCTCCAGTTCTGTAACTTGTTGTTTGTCCTGTTTTCATTAACGTTGCTCCAACGGGTGCTGCTGCCGCAGGTAATTCAATCGTCAAAACATTTGAAACTAATGAAGAACTTGTTGGCGTTACGGGGTTTGTTCCGTCTGTTAAATCAATGTCTAATGTGGTTCCTGATTCTACTGAACCTTGCGAAACGTGATTAACATTTACTTCAACTGGATTAACACCACTACAAGAAAAATATTCTTGAGCAACTCCCCAACCAATATCGTTGTTACAAGCTCCCTCACCCCATCCTATTTCATTTGCCATAATCTTATTTTTTAATATGTTTTACTTAATGTGAAAATATCTGAATAAATTGAATTGTTAGCGTTGTTAGTGCTAAACTGAGCCGTTATATCTAAGGTGTTATTTATCGTAGTATCAAACGTTGTATTATTAACGATATTCCAAGCGAAGCCCTCTTGCGTTCCCGAAGCAGCTTTTAAAATATGAAACTGCGATAAAACTACAATCGAAGCAACTCCAGAAGCACCAATTGACCTAATTGTAAACGTTGTTGTTAAATACCATACTTGATTTGTAATAGCAGGCATTGTTAACGCTCCCGAACTACCCAAAGAAACTGCACCCGATTTTAATCTTATTGTTATCGTGTTTCCGTTTTGTGCGCTCATTACTCCGCCCATATCTAAACGAAAAGAATCGCCAACCTGAAAAGTATTTGCAGGAACTGTTAATGAACCTACTCCACCATCTATTAACGTGCCTTCGGTTGTCGTTGCAGTAATTGTAGTGCTGTTTGCTGTTTGTGAAAAAACACGATAATTAACATTACTTCCGTTAACTCTTTTAGTTACGTAACCACCCCCTAAAACTTCTGCAATAGGAATTAAGTCAGTTTGTGCTAAACTACTTCCCTTTGCCGTTAGTTCCGATATCTTTACTTTTGCCATTGACCTTATTTAAATAAACGAGTAACTTCTCTATATTTTCCTTTTTTGGTTTATATGTTTTCATAGAATCCAACCACCATAATTAATGTTATCACTTGGGTAAACATCACCCGGTTCGTTTGCGTCGTACTCAGGGAATAACGCTGAATTATTTGTTATGTAATCTAAATATCTCGAAGTATATCTATCCGCCAAAGTTTTGTAATATTCCCGTAAATAGTCTACTTCGTTTTTTTCTACGTTTTCAGCATTTTCACTTGAATGTTTATAAACTCCTTTATTTGCTATTGTATAAGCTGCGTTAGGCATATATTCATACATCGCCCAATAAATCAACATCCATTTAACGTGACCTTCTAATAAAAATTTATAATCTTCGTTTCCCGGGTCGTTCACTTCGTTATCTTCGATTAGTTGTTTTAATTTGTCAACTAACTTAGTTCCTAAATAATTTTCTATTTGAACGTCTTGAGCAATCTTAATGAACTGAATAAATTTATCCGTGTCTACATTGCCATTTAAAGCCGTATAACGAACTATATCATCTCGTGTTATAAAAAGTATTTCAGCCATTAGTTAAATCGTTTATTCGTTGGTAAAAAACCTTCATAAGGCATATCCTTAGGACGCATAGCAACTAAATTGTTATTTCGTATTCTATAACCTGCCTTTTCTGCTTTTGCAGTTGAAATTGTTTTAGCTTTTGGGCTTGTTGGGTCGATTCCCGTCTTTTCGTCAAACGCTACAAACGTTTTTCTTCTCCAAGCGTGATGACACGAACCACCGCCTTTATAAAGCCAAATTGAATAAAGGTCGATTCCTTCAGGGCCCCAACCCTCATTAACTACTTGATTTGACATTCTTAAAATATCTTCTTTTCGGTAAAGTTTGTTAGCAGCTATCATTCTTTTGCAAAACTCACGGCTATTTTCTTTTATCGCTCCGTCGTAAGAATATCGAGTTATAAACTTAATTCCGTCTATTACATCGTCTTGTTCACTTTTTGCTCGTGGGTTTGCAGTTCCTGTTGAAACCAAATTAACCAATTTACTTAAAAGACTTTGTTTAGGGCTATTAAGTGCTTCTATTTCTTTGTCTGCTTCGTCTTCTTGTTCGTAATCTACTTCGTAATCATCTATTAAAACCCAGTTTTCTTGAGCGTCTTCGCCTAAATCAATTAACGCTTGTGCTATTACCGAATCTTTGCTTAACATCGTTCCAGTTTCTTCAGCAACTTGTTCTTCGGTTTGTGCGTTTTCTACGTCAGTAAACTCTAATGGTTGCAACGTTTTAAAAGCCAATTTAAGCGATATTCCGTTAAAAGCTAATATTCTATCCAAAGAAGCTATTAAAAGGTCTTGAAACGGCTTAATAACCATATTGTCGAATAATACACTTGAGTTCTTTAACTCATCAGCATTCGAACTAAACCCATTACCCGAAGCAATACCAAAAAGAAGCGGTGAAGTTACGTTATGACCTAACATAATCTTTCTTAAACATTCTTCACTTAAATAAGTGTAATGTTCGGGAGCGTCGTTTAATGGTATATCTTCAACCGTAGTTTTGTTTTCTACATTATCGTTAAAACTTACAATAACTTTTCGTCCTTTAGAACCCGTTAACTTACCTAAAACTTGTTGGCTTATTTCGTCCTGCATTTCGGGAGTTGGTATTCCGTTAGAAAAATTCACGATTTTGGTCCCGGAGAAAGAATTCTGCACCTCATTTATTAAATAATTTGACACTTCTTCCTCAAGTAACGCATAACTTAAAGCCCCTTGATAGTCAACATAACTAAAATACTTCATTCCTAAGCTATAAGGCTTAATGTAAAGTATTTCTACTTCATTGTTTGAAAAACCAAAGGCACTAATTCGTTTAGGTGCGTACTTCTTTGTATCTTCCCAATTATCAGAATAATAATAGGCTTCTATTTCTCCGTCTTTATTACACTTTTCAGGCGCTAATAATTGAACTGGAATGTGGTAAGCCTTAAGAATTTTTTTGTGTGCTTTATCGTAATGAACTTGTATAGCGCATTGCCCTAACGCTTTTAATTCAAAACATAACTTTCGTAAGCAATCCTGATTGAATAAAGCCATCATTTGAGCGTACTCATTTGGCTTTCTATTAGCGTCTAAGGCAAATAATCCCCGTCCGTAAATTAAACGGCTTATATTGTTTATAATTGCGTTATTCGTCGTTGAATTTTTATAGCGTTCTATTAAGAAACTAAAATACGAATTAGAATCTCCATAAGTAACCCAATTTTCTCTTTTAGATTCCTCAACTACTGGAGCTTCGTATTTCGCTAAATTTATAACGTGAAAATTATTCATAAACTATAAAAGTGTTTGTTGTCGCATTACTTACATATTGTCCGTTATTAACTGAGAAACTTACAATAGGTTGGTCGGTGCAAAACACCTTACCCCTATAAATTAAATCTCCATTGTTAAACAATTCAACATTATAAAAGCGATTTTCTATTAAAGCGCATTCAACATTTAAGATTTGGTAATAATCTTTGTCAACTACGCTATCTATTGTAATTGTAACAGGGTCGTTTGTGCTATCGTCCGTAAATATCAAAGTGTCGAACGTTGTTGAACGTGGCACGATAACCAATGGCTGAGGGATTAAAGTTGTTGTTAATACGTTCATATATTATAAACGTTTGTTTCGTGTTTCTGTTTCTAAAAATAAAAAACCCCACCGATTAAGGCAGGGTAATTTATATGCTTGGAGAAAAGAAATTTCTAAGAATCAACTATTGTTGCTCCGTTCAAAATTGTAGTAGCTAAATCGCTTTCAGATGAAGTGTTCAAGAAGTTAGCAGGTAGGTTTTCCATTCCTGTAAACGTCAAAGAATACCCGTTAAAATCACCCATTGCAGTTCCCGAAGATATCGTTCCAGCAGTTACGTCACATCCTCTTTGAAGTCCTGCAATAAAGAAATTATTATCACGTGTTCTTACAATAATGTGAGGTCGTCCGTAAGCTAACAATTTAACAGTTTTGTGAGTTTGTACGTCTTGTTTTTTCAATTGTACTGTTAAAACTTGCTCAAAAAACGTAGTTCCGTTATCTCTTGAAGTTTGTATTGTTTGCTCAAAAGAGTTTGCACCCTTTAATTCAAATTTGTAAATAGTAGAAATATTCGCAATATCTGAAATCGTGTCTTCATATCCTGCCGCTACTGAGTAAGTAACGTCACCACCCAAAGTTGAAGGGTCTGGATTGAAGTCTCCGAAATTCACTATGTAAATTGCGTCTAAACCTGAAACTCCTGATTTGCAGGCTTCTAATCTTCCGTGTGCTATGTCGCAGCTCATATCTTATTTTTTTTTAATATTTAACAAAAAAGGGTGGCGTTTATTTCACCACCCTCGATTAATTTATAGTTAGATTAGATTCCGTAAGTAACACAATCTTGAGCAAAACCATACTTAGCGTCTGCAGTAAATCGCATAACTACACGAACGTTTTGAGAACCGTCAAGGTCACCCATATCCAAAACTTTAACTTCGTTCAAGTCACTCATTAAACCAGTTGCAAAGAACAAGTTAGAAGTTTGAGTTAATAAAGCTGTGTTATTTGCAAGACCCGGAGCCAAGAATACTTTAACACCGTCAAAATAAAGGTCGTTTAAAGTTTGGTTAGTTCCTTTGTTATCATAACCATTAGCACCTACACCATTAGCAGCAAAACCACCCAATGCACGAACATACGCTCTGTAAATGTTTGAAGATACATAAAGTTTCAAATCTTCTTTTCCGTACAATGCAGCAGGTAAAGCGTCAATGATTAAACCTAATTCAGTAACTACGTTAGTAGCGTCAACTGTTGTACCTGCGATTTTTTGACCTGCAGGTAAAGAAGCGTCAACGTCTAATTGTCTCATAATTCCTGAGAACTCACCAGCAGAAGCGTTGTTACCATCCCAAATAACTAATTCCATTTGTTGAGCAACTTTCTCAGCAGCGTGTGCTATTAAGAAATCAGCAAATGATTTAGGCAATACGTCAAACGCAGAGTAACCCATTTGGATAGCATCCCAATCTGAACGGAAGTCAGTTTTACAAAGTTGTAGGTTAACTTGGAATGTTTCAGGCTGTAAAATTCTTTCAGTAAGTGTTACAGTTGATGTAGGGTCGAAATCGCACGTTCCATTTTTGATGATGCTATCTGTACTGACACGTTTAATTACCTGCTTGTACTTTACGTTAGGCATAATAGTAATTCCGCCTTTTTCTAATGTTGGGCAAGACAATAAAGCTGCCGCAATGTACTTACCTGCGAACTCGCCAGCATAAGTAGTTGTAATTGATGTTGTTGTTGCCATTTTTGTAAAATGTATTTAAAAATTAATAATTACTTGTTTAGCTTTTCTAATACTGAGTCCATAATTGAACGCTGTCTTTTAGAAGCAATTTTAATCCTTTCAACTGGGTTCGTGTTTTCAGGATTGAATGAAATAGGCTTCGGCTCCTCGCTTAATTCTACTTCCGTTTTTTTCAATGCGCTTAATTCAGCTTTCAAAGTTTCGTTTTCAGTTTTTAACGCTTCGATTTCAGAGAAGAAAGTTTCTTTAACTACGCTTTCGATAGTTTTCTTAGGTGCTGCAGTTTCTTTTTCCGCTTCTACTTCAATTTCAGTTTCTGTTTCAGGTTCTTCAACTTCTACTTCTTCTTCCATTTTCTCTTTCACTTCTTTAACGATACCTTCGTTTTCGATAACTAAAATGCGTCCATCTTCCATTTCGTATTCTCCAACTGGCAAAGGTATTTTTTGCTCATCTTCGGTAACTACAAAAACTTCCATTTCGGGTTCGAATGATTCAGCTTCGATAACTGTTACTCCGTCCGCTAATTTCATTTGTTCTAACTTTACTTCCATTCCTAAAAGTGTTCGAACTTTGTTTAAGATTTGATTTGTATTCATTTTTCGTTTTTATATATTTACTTTATTAGTAGTTAATTTTTTAATATAAGAATCCAATTCTTTAATGGCTGTACTAATTGTTTCTTTTTTGCTTTTTAATTGTGAACTTGGTTCAATGCCTAATTCTTTAGTCATTTGTTCAATTTCTTGAAACCTTGCATTTGCTTTTAAATATGCTTGACCTGCAGAATTTAATGTAGCAATTATTTTAGAGGCAAGTTCATTATAATCTACAATAGCTGTTTCCGCTTTTGCTTGAATATTTAAAGCGTTTTCGTATTCTTTATTAAAATCGTCAACTAAACCTAATTCAACTTCGTGTTTAGCTAATTGAGTTTCCTCTTTAAATAGTTTGTTGTAAACTGTTTTTCTCGTGTTCATATTTCTTAAACGTTTTAAATTATTATTCTGTTACTTTTTTATCCGTTTTGACGTATTGTAACCCTTACTCCGTTGTTTTCCGTTTGCGTTACTTGTTGAGGTGTTACACTCGCTGTTTTTCCTATTCCTTGAGCGTGTAAAGTTCCGTCACAACATTTTTTTGAGTAAGTGTTATCCTCACATAAGCAACCACGTCGACCGCCTTTTGGGCTTGCTTTGCTAACTGTTCTTTCTGCCATATTAGTTTATTTTAAAAGTTATCAGTTAAATCCAAATAACTTAATTCGAATTTTTCAATTGCTTTTCTTAGTTCAAACAAGTCGCTATCTTCTGCAATAGCTTCTTTTAAATTTGCCGTAATATTTGCAGGAATTTCAACCCCTAAATCTTTAGCTTGTTTTGAAATTAAATCATAGTCTTTACGAGCTTGTTCGATTTTTTTTCTTGTTGTGTCAATTATTGGCAAAGTTGTATTTACTAACGCGCTAACTGATTTACGACCCGTTGCCGCAACACTTCGCCCTGCACCTTTAATTTCTTCTAAAACCTTATTCAAGTTATCTATTGAACCTAACTCAACTTCGTGTTTACCTAATTTTACTTCTTGAGCATTTTGCTCCATTTTAGCAATTTTCTTAAAAATGTCGTTTAACTTGTTCATTTTAGTATTTCTTTTAGTTTATTAATTATTTCTTCTCGTTCGTCTTTCTCTTGGCTCATTTCGTATTTATCAGCAAAGTAACCTTCTATTGAAAAGCCTTTAACCTTACCTGCTTTAACATCGTTCCAAATATCTTCGTTGTTTACTTTCATTGAAATCATCCAAGTTCCTTTAGGTAGGTTAAATCCGTACTCTTTAGATTTGTCCATTTCAGGGTTATCAATTACCCAACTTTCAACAACACTCATTCCGTTTAACTTTTCTTTGTGTTCTAACGTAGCGTTGTTTTGATTTGAACGCATTAAGAACAATTCAGAAGCCTTTTTAATAGTGTCCTCACTGAAATAAATGTAATATCCGTTTCCGTCTTTATCAGCTCGTAAGATTTGTTTGTTAGGAACTAAGGCAGCACCCATTAAAATTTTCTTTTCGGTGTCTACTTCTTTAAGTTCGATTTCGTGTTTTGATAGGGCTATAAAGTTTTCTTCTATCGCTGGAGAATGAACAACACTTACTGCGTGTATTCCTGTTTGTAAGTCGTTATCGTCAATGATTAACTCTACTATTTTCTTATCCATATTTTTTAAACGTTATAATGTTGCATTTTGTAACCTATTTCGCTCAAGGCTCAATCCGTTTGCTACGTCACCACTTACTACATAAGCCCGTGTTGGTTGCTGTTGAATTTGTGCTAATTGATTAACTCCCGAACTTCCAATAACATTAAAATTAGGAGTCATTACAGCACCACCACCACCTGCACCTGCAGGAGCAGAACCACCACCCGAAGAACCACCACCCTCGAATTTTTGAGAAGCAATTTTAGCTACGTTTACTAAACCTGCTGCAACTGCCATACCTGCTGCAATAGCACCTCGAACTGGTGAACTTGGGTCGGGAACTGGCGTAAACTGAGAAGCATAAGCAGCCGTTGCACTTTGATATGTCGAAATAATTGCCGTTGCCATATTTGCAGCCTTCTGAATTTGGAATGCTCTACGTGCTGCCTTTTCTGATTTCTTACCAAACAATTCAGTTAAACTTGCTATCGTGCTTAATCCTGATAATGTCATTTCAATTGCAAAATCTCTGTTTCGTTTTTTAAGTGCGTTAGCTGCTTCCTCTTGGGCTTTTATTTTGTCTAAGTACTCTTGGTTGGCTTGTGCTTTTAATTCGTTTTGTTGCTTTTGAAATTCAGTCTCTTGTTTTTCTTTATTGATTCGTTCATTTGCAGCGTCTAAAACTGACTTAGTTTTTAACCTTTCAATGTTACCATATTTCTCTTGATGTTCTTTTTGTAGGCGTTCTTCTTCTTTTAACGCGTCTTCTCTTTGTTTTTTAGCGTCTTCACTTGCTTTCTTGTCTATATCTTTAAGCGCTAATTGGAATCCTGCTCTTTGATTTTCTAAACCTTTTACTTCTTTTTCAAGTTCCTTTCTTGTTTTTTCTCCTTCGGCTTTCATATCCTCAACATTGAAGATTGAACCTGCAATAAACCCACTAAACTGGCTTTGCATATCGTCCAACGTTTTGCTTAAATCGAAACTAACTAATTTACCTAAACCTAACGCCTCAGAAACTTTGTTGGCTCCTTTTATTGCCATATCAATAGGCATTAACATTAACTTAGGTAAAAACAATGCAGCGTCTAAAGTAAAGTCAACTATCTTTTTTGTAAGGTTGTAATTTTTAATGGCTGCTTCTTCTTCTGCTTTACTTGTTTTAATTACATTTTGTAGTTCGATTTTTCCTAACTCAATAGCCGTGTTTACCTTAGCTATTTTTAAGTTCAAAATTTCACGTTCGCTTTTACCTTGTAACTTTAAAACATTATCTTGAGCATCCAATGTCGATAATTGCTCTTTTGAAGTTTCAAAGTTTTTATGGCTTTCTTCGTTTAACTTTTGTTGTTCTGCTGTTACACCACTTACTGCAGCTTTTATATCATCCCAATAAGCTACAATAGTTCCTAACGCAACTAAAAATAAACCGATTCCAGTTGCTGCCAAACCCGTTCTAATTCCTTTTAAAGCGTCAGTTGCTACCGTTCCTAATTGCTTAAATGAATCTTTGGCTTCCATTAAACCCTGCAACCCTTGAGAAAGTGCCATAACGGATTGAAGTCGAACCATTGTTTCTTGAAGGGATTTACTTTCAACTCCTACTAAACCTAATGCACCCTCAAACGCTTGGAATCCGTCTAAAACACCACCTACCGATTTGCTTAACGCATTAAATTTAGCGTCAGGATTAAACGAGTCAACTAAATCTTTTGAAAACCCGATTTGGTCTTTTAAATCTGCTGCTGCTTTTGCTGCATTAATAGCTTGTTGTGAAGTTTCACCATATTGAGCAGAAACTTTTTGAAGTTCTGCAACCGCCTCTTTGTATTGTGCTTTTAAACTTTTGCTATTGTCTTGAATTTCTAATTCAATTACCCTTTTTTCTGCCATTATATTTTACTTTAAATTCTCTATAAGACTGTTTCCAAATATCTTTAACCGAATCTTTTACTTCGTGTTTTCCTTTGGCTATTTCTATACTTTCAGAAACTCCAACGAAGTCGCTAATTTTTAGCATATCAATTATTCCTTTTATCATTACGCTGATTGTATTATCGTTAATGTTAAAGTAGCTCCATTAACATAAGTTGTTGTAACTACCCATTGTCTATCTAATCCCGTTGTATTTACTGGAACTACTAACGTTACTTGTTTCGTGTCTACGTCGCCTACTGCCCAAGTTTGATTTGGTACAATAATACCAATAGTTGCAGGAACACTTGAAACAATCGCACTTTGGTTTCCGTCTCTATAAGGTACGTTTAACGTTATAAAATTAAGTCCATTATCTACTAAATCAATATTACCTAAACTAATATCTCTAAAGTCATTATAAAGTGTTAACGTTGCTTCTCCGCTCGTTAATTCTAATTTAATATCGTTAATGATATAACGTTTGTCTCTAATTATTAACCGATCGTTTAGTTGAAGATTTGTAATTACGCTTAAAGGTAACATCGCTTTAATTGTAGTTAATCTTTGTTTGAGGTTATATAAATTTGATAAATAATTAAAATAGTAAGTAGCAAATAAACCATTTTGAATTGTTTGTTGTAAGATTATTGAATTGTCTGCGCCAAAGTTTAACGAGTAATTATCACCACCTGAAACAACATCTTGACCGAACAAAGTGTAATTAGTCATATTAACGTAAGTAGTTCCGTTGTAAAATTTTATGTTTACTGGAAGCGTTCCCGTGTTTCCGTATAAATAAAGTAAAGTTGGTTTAGGAATGTAGCTTTGATAGTTTTGATTTAAGAAATAACCTAATATCGCTTTATCCGTTGGGGTAGTTCCAACTGATTCTACAAATAATAAATTTTCAAATGGTTGTTCTATAACATAATCGCCACCATCGTAATTATAAGTGTTATTCGTGTCTCCGTACTCAGAATTTGAAATTGCAAAATATTCTTTATTGGCAAACGATTCGCTTTTTTGATATTTAAAACCAATGTTTCTGAATAATGGAACACGTCCTATGTCTGCTGTTTCTGCGTCCATATATTTAGTTACGTCAATCGTTGTTCCGTTATTGTACCAATCTTCTAATGGTAACACTTGAAATTGTCGTTCATCTACTCCTACGCAAGTCATATTGAATTGTCGCATAATACCCGAAAAGAAATCACTAACTTTCATATCAGGTAAATAGTTTCTTACATCTAAATCTGCAGTTAAAACATTTTGTTGAGTTGAAATAACTGAATTATTTACGTTTTGAACTAATTGATTTAATGTTGTTATTGAATATAATATAATTATTTCAATTGTCATAGGTGCTTCAGCCCTAACTCGAAAAGAATAAACAATATCAGCACCTACATAATTTAAATGAGAAATATAATTTGGAATTGTTCCAGTTGTAGTAAATTGATATGTTCTATCAAATATACCATTTTTAAAAACATCTAAATATGCTGTTCCTGTTGCTGTTTTTGTAGCAACAGTAAATGTTATTTGTTGTCTAATTACATTTTGTAAAGCAACAATTGTAACCGTGCTATTAGGTATACTTACATAATCTGCAGGGCTATAAGGATTGTTTCCAGTAATAATATTTGTTCTGCTTAAAAAATTAATGTTTTGTGTTTCAGTTTTAAAACTCATTAATTCAGCATTCTTTGCGTGTAAAAACAATTTAGTAAATCGTTCATCAGTAAAGAAATCACCTACAAAAGTTAAATCAAAATCGTTTTGTATTGCGTCAAATAAACGTGCAACTTTAACCGAAGGGAATAATTCAGTATATTGAATTGAACCTGTATTTGTAGTTATATCATTAGCTCCTCCGTCTGCATACGTCCAAAGTCTATCGTTTGCTATTAAAGGGAATCTAACATCGTAGTCAGTTGCCGTATCCGTAATTCTGTTTAATACGTTTGTGCCGTTATATGTAAACGCTAATGAACTTAAATTAAGTTGGTTAATCTTTGTTTCTCCGAATATATCTTTAAGGTTTGTTAATTGTCCGTAAAACGTTAATGAATAGTTATCTATTAATCCGTTCTTCGTGTTTGCCTTTTCGAGCGATATAACACCTTTTCGGAACGGAATAAAATCTATTTCAATATATGCAGGGCGTTTTAAATTATAATCTATTGTTCCGTCAACATCGTTTTGATAAAAATGCTCAAATATCTTATTATTTGTTACGCTACCCGGAACGGTGAAACTTTGCGTGAAATCGGTAAACGTTTTTGAAATATCACTAAGATTTTGAACGCTTAGTGTTATGTTTATTTTCTCATCATCAAATAATTCTAAACGCTCATATTGTAAATCAGTACAAGGTCCTGTAACTAAATATTGAAGTTCGGGGCTTTCTCCAAAAACTTCCCAATCAGTTAAAAACGGGTAGTAAACATCGCTTAAAGAATAATAAGTGTAAGTAACTCCGTTTATTGTTATTTCTATTATCCATTGACTACCATCCCAATAAATATAAATTGAAGGAGTAAAATATGAATTTTCAGTTAATAAATAATCTCCGTCTTCCGTTGTTATGTAGTCTCCGTCTTCCGTTACAATATAGTCGCCTTCCGTTAAACCTGGATTGTAAGAATATTCAGGTTTGCCGTTTAAAAAATCAATTCTTGGAACGTCAACTGTTTGCGATTGCCCGTCAAGTGTAAAAGTTACTCGAATGCAATCTATATCAGTTACCTGCCTGCCTATGTATATTTGTACCGTTCTCATTAGCTAATTGAGTTTATAACATCGTAAGCCATTTCAAATTCCATTTGATAGTTTATTGTTTTCGTGTTTATGGATTTAAACTTTTCAATTGATTTAGTTCGTAACGTTGCTGGCAATCTATTAACCCTAATTACTTCACTTAATAAAAGTTCTTCAATTACTTGTTTGTAGTTTTCATTAACCCAACCCGTGTTAGCTTTTATTATTCGTTTTCCGTTTGTGTTAAATGTTTGATATTGTGGTTGTGTTGTGCTATAATCAGGGAACGGAACTGGATTGGTTTTAAATTTATTGTTTTCCATTTCTACATTCTCCGTCGATACCTTATAAAAAAACTCACGTTGCCAACCACCAAAACGATTTATAAATTCTATTACTACTGGCGTATATCTGCATTCACATTGTGGAACAAAATAATAAGTTCCGTAAGTTGTTATAATTGGTGGTATAGCTAATTCTTGAGTAAAGATTTCAACTTTATTTCCGTCTGCTTCCCAACCCGAATAAACTTTTTCAATTGTTCTAACTGAATTATCCGTAATCGTTTGCGTTTGTGTTGCACCCGTATTTAAATTAGTGTATTTTACTTTCCATAAATCTCCTATAGGTAAATTTAACGCATTCAATGTTAATGAACCTGGAGCCGAATTACAATCGTAATAATAAGTGTTTGAACCTCCGTAATTAGATAAATCAGTTAACAATATTACTTGCCCTTGTGGGTTGTATAAATCTTCAAAATAACCAAACCCGTCAAACGCTTTATCAATTGTTGTATCTAAAAAAGTTTCTACTCCGTTTAACGTGTAATATCTTCTATAACTTACATTACAATATGAATATTGATTAGCTAATGAATTTGTATTACCACTTGAATCTGATTGCGAAAAATCAAAGAACTCACGTAAAAACGGAGCTATGTTATAATAAGTTGCTAATTGGTTTGAACTTGGAACTTTCTTACTAAGTGAATAAGTAGGTGCGGCAGGTGCTGCTCCAGTTCCGTTCCAAATAAACAATTCTAATCGTGTGCTTTCTTGAGCAAGTTCGTCAATCGTTACAATATATGGGCTTCGTGCAAATATCATTTTCTAAATGTTTGGTTCATTATGTCATTAAATAAATCTTCAACTTCAAACCCGTAACTTTCTATTAAGTCATCGGGTAGGTTCTTAAAAGCTGCTTCAAATGGCTTAGTAAAAAATAAACTTGGTTTAATTCCAGTCATATAAATACTACGAGCAATTAAAAATTTTAAACTTTTACGGCTCATAAATTGTCCGCCTTTTCCTCGTGGTGCAATACCTCTACGAATAATCCATTTATCTAAACTTTTAGTTAGTCCGCCTTTTGGTCCTGAACCACTACCAAATTTAAATGGTGAGTTTGGCGCATTTTGTTTTCCTTTATTTTTTGCTCCGTCAGGAAGTGCGTTTGGATTAGCACCCTTAACTCCTTGGTCTTGATAAAACCCGTATTCTTCCATATCGAAATAAATACCAATGGAGTTAGGGAATGCTTTTGATTCTCCTTTAATTGAGTTATAAAGTTTTTTAGAAGCGTTCTTTCCAGTTGTCGTTAAATTCTTTTTTGCTTGACTAACGACGTGCTTAATAAATTTATCTAAAACTTCTTGCCTGTTATCCATCACAAACCGTCATTTCGTTGCCTATCAAATAATCGAATGTCATAGTCCAACCTGCTAAGTTATTTTCGAACCGCTCAATAAATGGTTCACAAGTTGGATTGCCGTCAATGATTC